CCGTAGGCGGTACTGGACCAAGTGGTGGCACAGTCACTGGTGTTACTGTAACAGAGACACTTTCTGGTACTGAGACCATCGTATATGGTGATACAATGGAAACGGTCAACACATATACGTATACAGAAACCGTTACTGAAGACGTAGCAGGAACAGTCACTACTACAACAACGACACCAGTAACAACAAGTTATACCTCTGCAAATATAATTTCACCAGGAGTATATAAACAGCATGATAATGTTGGCAGTGGAATTCGTTCTTGGAATTGCGCTGATTCTACAAACGGATTCAATTGCCATCAATACACTTATGTTTGGGGGTCTGTTAGCTGGGGGTCAAATGGAACCCTAGACAGTTTCGTTGGCGAGGGAGGATCATTGACTGGTGTAACTGCTGGTGCTGATGTCAAAGCATACTATAATGGTTGTTGTAATTATGACCAATTCTACATTAAAATAGCACTAACAAATACTTCAACAGGCAACACAATATCTTGGCAATCGAACACATGGAATGTAACAAGTACAGATTATACAGCGTATTCATACTCAGTACCCCAATCCGGATTGGATCAACTATCAAATACTATAGGCGCTAATAGTGATTTCTCTAATATTTCAGCAAGAGCTTATTTCTATGGATATGATGTAGGATACTGGGCTGGACAATATGGTCCAATTATGAGGGATCCATATCTTACAGCTAGCTATGATGTAACACAATTTGTTGTCAATCAGATAACACAGGAAGTAATTAACTCTATACAGACCGTCCTATCTACAACCGAAGAAGAAACGATAACATCATACAATCCATCATCTACCACTGATACAAGTACTTCTTCAATGACAATTGAAGTTCAAGGTAGTGGTGGATCAGGCACTGAAACCGTAAGTACATTTTCAGCAAACATAACTGATAATGGAAACGGTACAGCAAGTGTAACAATGACAACTTCACCTGGCGGATCGGATAGTGATTCTGGTTCCACACAAACACTTGGCACATTTACTGTAAACACTACACCATCTGAACCAAAGGTAGAAAGTCAGATGGAACCAATGCAGACTGCCAGTGTTGATAGCCCAAAAGAAAGTAGCGAAGCAAGTGCAGCCACAGCAGAGATTAAGAGTGCTGGCAGTGAACCCAAAGCTGAAGCTAAGACAGAAGCAAAAACAGAATCAAAGTCTGAGTCTAAGAGTGAATCAAAGACAGCAGAAAATAAATCAGATAGCAAATCAGATTCAAATTCTGAGAGTAAATCAGAATCTGATAAAAAAGAAGCCAAAGAAGCAATTGCTCAACAAATTATGACAGACCTTATGAGTAAGGCGAACGAGTCATTTGGTCAAGCAGATACTACAAGACTAGCTGTAATGGTAGCACTAGCAAGTGATCCAACAAAGGATCAAGCTAACTTATCAGATGCTAGTCAGTGGTATGAGTCTAAAGATATTTACAACATGGATACCTTAAAGGATCCTTATTCAGTTTTTTTTAATCAAGCGCAAGATATTATTCACGAGAGAATGATTGATATGCAGTATAGGAGATGATAAAATGGCAAAAGCAAGCACAGGCGGTCGAAGTGGTATTGGTTTGAAGATTGAGAGAGTTTCTGTAAAAAAGAAAACTTCAATTGGTAGAAACAATTCTATGATTGGATTAAGTTCAATGAACAAGTCCAAGCGCAATTCTTATAAAAAGTATAGAGGACAAGGAAAATAAATGGCAGAATTCGAATTTGCCGGAATGACATTCCGAGGCGGCAAAATGGTTGCTGTTGTTATGGCACTTTCGACACTAGGCGGTGGTTTATATGGAGCCTTTGAGTTCTATAAAGATTATATGGATATGAAAGAAGCAATTCAAAACTATACAGCGCCAGATCTTTCTGGTTTTGATAAGAAACTTGCTGTCTTGAGAGAAGAGATGAGTAGTGTCAAGACTGAAGTCAATGTCATTAAAAACTCAGTAGTCGAAGCGGCAGACTACACAAGAGATATTAAGAATGATCTGAAGAATGATATTCGTCAGATGGACAAGGTCGTTGGTCAGGTTGAGCGCGAAACGAAACAGGCTCAGCGTGATATGGATAAAGACCTGCGTGAACTGCGAAAACAAGTAGACGATAAGATACAAAAAGCACTGAATAATCCACTATCTGTAATAGCAAAATAACTTTACTTTTCCACATAGTTAGGTTATAATCTACAAATGATGGAACAGACACTTGCAAAACTATTACTCAGTGTTTTCTTTATTAGTGGCATTGGGTATTCAAACGAAGTTAACTCATCATGGGATCCAGAAATCTCATGTATGGCTATAAACATATATCACGAAGCTCGTGACCAGTCCATTGCTGGGCAGATTGCCGTTGGGCAGGTTACAATGAATCGTGTTCGTGATAAAAGATTTCCAGATACTATCTGTGAAGTAGTAATGGAAGGTCCGCATCGACCATCATGGAAAGGCACAGGAGAAATGATTCCGATTCGAAATCGTTGTCAGTTCTCTTGGTACTGTGATGGTAAATCAGATAAGATTTATAATCAAAAAGCATACGAAAAGATATATGACATCTCTGAGATGATAGTTAAGAATACGTTAAAGGTTGATATTACCTCTGGTGCTACTCATTATCATGCATATTATGTATCACCAGCATGGGCAAAGACAAAGAAACGAACAGCAAAGATTGAAGACCACATTTTTTATAAATGGGAAATTAAATGATTGATACAAAAGCATTCTCTATGAAGATAGAAAAATTAGTTATGGAAAAAAATATTCCGTATATGGAAGCAGTAGTTCACTATTGTGAAAAAAATAATATCGAAGTCGAAACCGCAGCAAAACTTATTAATAATAAAATTAAACAGATGATTGGCTTAGAAGCTAGTGATCTGAACATGATGAAAGAAAAGATTAACAAACTTCCGGTGTGAACATGAGTTCTTGGTTGATTATATTTGTTGGTTTTGTTTATGCTTACATCTCAATTGATCAGTATGCAAAAGGAAATACTGCGATCGGAATTACGTTTGCTGGATATGCATTCTCTAACATTGGTCTTTACTTGGCGGCAAAATGACATATGACGTTGCAGAAGGCTTTGATGCTTATAAGACGTATTTGGCATTAAAGCAACACTTTACAAGCGACTATGACTTTTTCAAGTACAACGGTAAGGTTCGTGCTAATGTAGAGTCTTTTTTGAAACGTAATGATAAGTTTTTCTTTCGTAAACTTGCAAAGAAGTATAAGAAAGATGACCTGATAGAATTTTTTGTTAGTAACTTTATCGTCAGTGATAACTGGATTGGTAATCTTATATCACAAGAGAGTGAGGATAATTATGTTCAATATAAAAGGCGCATGGAATCTCTTAGCTATAACTTTAATTGTGATTTATCTTTTTTGTTTGATTACGCTAGTCGAAATGGGATTGAAATTAATAAATTATTATTGGTAGAGGATGGTAATCATCCAATTCTTTTAAAACTTTTACTTCAAAAGAAAATTGGTATCGAGACTATAATTATACTAGATGACACTCTGAAGTTCATTCGATACTGGGATGCAAAATTAGACGACATAGTATGGGAGGAAAAGAAACGACTGATAAAAAAATATAGAATTTTTATAAAGTACGATCCATTTCATTTTCGAAAGATTATAAAGGAGAAAATCCATGAATAAAGAAGTAGAAAAATATGAGGGAGAACTTCGGTTTTTAAGAGAAAGAGTTGTTGATTTGGAAAAGGAAATTTGTTATCTTCAAGATCAACTTGAACAAAATTCGATCGTACCTTTAAACTGTTATTCTGATGAAAGGCAGCAAAGTTTATTCTAAAAAACTATTTACTTTATTGAATTATCATAGTATAAATAAACTATTATATTATGATACTGTGGACAAGATGAAATACAACTTAATACGGAGAAATACAAATGTCAACATCATTCGCTGAACTCAAGCGTTCTCGCAAGTCAATGTACGATAAGATCGTATCTGAGACAAACAAACTTCAAGGAACTCAACAATCAGGTGGTGCAGATAATCGCTTCTGGCAACCAGAGGTCGATAAGGCTGGTAATGGTTATGCTGTTATCCGTTTTCTTCCCGCACCAAAGGGCGAGGATTTGCCTTGGGTTCGTCTCTTCTCTCATGGCTTCCAAGGTCCAGGTGGCTGGTATATTGAGAACTCACTTACGACTCTCAATAAGAAAGATCCTGTCGGTGAATATAATACCGTTCTTTGGAATCGTGGAGATGAAGCTGGTAAGGAACAGGCTCGTAAGCAGAAGCGTCGCCTTTCCTACATCTCAAACATCTATGTTGTAAAGGATCCTGCTCACCCAGAAAACGAGGGTAAGGTTTTCCTTTTCAAGTACGGCAAGAAGATCTTTGACAAGGTTAATGATCTTATGTCACCTGAGTTTGAAGATGAGTCTCCCGTGAATCCTTTTGATTTCTGGGAAGGCGCAAACTTCAAGATGAAGATTCGCAATGTCGAAGGTTATCGCAACTACGACAAGTCTGAATTCGATTCTCCTTCTCCTCTGCTCGATGACGATGAAACTCTAGAGCAGGTTTGGAGCACTGAATATTCTCTACAAGACTTCCTAGATGCCAAGAACTTCAAGTCATATGATGAACTGCAAGCTCGGTTGAATCGTGTTCTTGGTGCATCGGCAGTGTCTTCTACTGCTGATGAACTTGATGAGGATACTTTCAATCAACCTCGTCAAGCTGCCGCTCCAAAGGTTGATGCTGATGATACCCCATGGAGTGAAGAATCTTCTGATGATAGCCTAGACTTCTTTAAGCAACTGGCTGAGGAAGATTAAAAAGAGCACTGCGGCTCGAGACCGTAACTCTTTTATGAGGGGATCCACTGGGTCCCCTCTTTTTTATTTGGATGGACCAAAAGTACCAAGAGCAAGATCACCAGAAGTCGCTGCAGGTTTTCCTTGTGCAACCATAACATCAATCTTGTCGCCACCTTTTTGAAAGTTCTGTGATGCATCAACAATAGATCCACCTTTACCACCAGTCTCTTTTCTCTGACTTGCTCCTACCTCTGATGACTTTTGTGCAACGTCTTTGCCTTCTTTGGTTAGAGTTGGTGTCTGCAATGATCCTTTTACAATGTCCATTTTGTCGGCGGATTTAGAACCAACGTTGAATTTTGAAAGATTTTCCGCCCCAAATAGATTGCCAGCCTTGGTTCCAGCATCAGATATAAATCCTGCTAAAGTTTCTTTCCCAGGCAGAAACCTTATTGAAGCGATACTTTTAGCTAAACTTTGAAAAACATCGTTTATCTTTGAACCAACTGTCGCTAATATATCTCCTGGCGCTGGTATATCAAAACTTGGTAATGATAAATCCATTTCTGGCATTTCGAAATCACTACCGAACAAACTCGCAATTGCATCTATCGCTGGTTTCAATACACGATTGTAAATATAATCGACTGGATTGTTGAGGTAATCAATATAGTTCCCTAATAAGGTTTTTAGAACTTGAATAGGATCAGGCATTTCAAGAGTGTCAAAAAACGTGAATAAAGAATCAATCTGGTCGCTAATAAATTTGGTAATACTAAAATAACCTTTCTCTGGTTCTGATGCAAACAAATTTTTCGCAAATTTTAGTATACCATCAAACATATCATTAAATGATACTTTTTCGTCAAGAAATTTCTCAAATTGTTCAAATCCTAATTTTCCAGCAATCCAAGAAACCCCCTGTTTCAACAAATCAAGGGGCACAATAAAGATTCCTTTAATCATCTTGATGAAACCACCAGCAAGACCATCTAGTAGTTTTTCCATAGTAGATCTGGTGTCACCCTCTCCTTTCGAAGCAAATCCTTCGATAAATCCAGACACAAAATCAAATATTGCAAATAATGGTAAGAGAAGTTTGGATCCAATGCCTTTTAAAATCGGCATGATCTTAGCAAACATTGAAGCAATTTTAGAAATTGTACCTGTTATACCTGTCAGCTGTCCAAAGATTTTAAATACACTGGTAAGTCCTGAAAAGAAATTTATAATAGGTTTAAGATACTTGCCTAAAGTAAAAGCAAAGGTTCCTATTTTACCCAATTCTTTCAACGGTTTTATAGTTTTCATTAAATTTGGCAAACCTAGCATGCCTGCTTTGAAAGCCTTCCTCAGAGTTTTGAAATAATCTGAAACTGCTTCAGGAATTTTTGCAAATTGTGCAATCGTTTTAGAGAGAAATACTGTACGGATATACTTGTCGATACCTAAAGCATAAGCAGCAATAGCACCTAATAATATATCACCAAATCCTATGTTTAAATCTTTCAAGTTGCCAAATAAATCATCTTTACCTGCTACACTACCAGCAACGTCTTTTACGTCTCTTTCTTGAGTTTTTAAATCTGCTTGCTCAGCAAACTTTCCTTTTAAAAAGAAAATAAGATCAGCAATATTCTTAGACAATACATTCAAAGAGTCACGAATACTATCAAACCCATCATTGAGAAGTTCAAGATGTTCTTTTTTATATTTGTTTTCTTGGCTAACAAAGTTTCCAGGAAACTGAATTACTGCAGCTCCACCACCACTAGGATTAGGATTAGGTAATGCCATTATTGATTTTCCAACCTCTGTTTTTCTTCCTCAAGATAATTCAATAACAACTGAACGTATATTTGCCTCTCGAAAGGAATCATGTTTTCCAACTCAGTCAATGAGTACTTATGATGTTGCATCATATTAAAATTAATGTAATATATGTTATACAACGAATCATGACTGAGTGCTACGTAAAAAAACTTTGCAATCCTTCCAGTGTAATCTTTTCATTCTTACCACATTGACTGCAAGTATATTCTACATCATGTTTTAATTTTGGTAACGTGTTGAAAAAATCAACAATCGGTTCAAATTGCTCTTTTGTTAATTGTCCAACAAATTCTTGAAATTCCTCGTTTGTAAATTCATCATACACATCGTTCTCATCATAAACCATCTCGACACATTCATACATAATATTTAACATATTTTCAATTTCGTTTTCATTTTGTTGATACTTCATAAAGATAGAAGCGTTTGGATCACTTAACTTAATACCAATACCATTTCCGATATCAATCTTATATTCATGATTATCATCGAACTGAACATCAATCTGATCAACATCTATATGAACTTCAGTCAAATGTTTACAATCATCGTCGTTTGTGTGTCTAAGGTTTAAACTAATATTTTCACCAACAGACTTTGATCTTAGTTTTAAAAATAAATACTCCATATCATATGATGTAAGTTTATCAAACTCAATACCAGGTGTTAATATACAATTCTCAAGAATAGATTTCGTTGCGTTAAAAATATCTCTTTGTTGGCCGCTCTCAAGAGCCATGTATAAAATCTTTTCTTCTTTCACTAAGAACGGGCGAAACTTAATCGGTTCTTTTGTTGAAGGAATAACAGTTTCAAATTCAGGTGTAACTAACTTTGGTAAAGCCATTTTATAACTCCAATTCAATTATTAAAATCTAAGTGGGAACCCCGCTCTATTTAGAGCATCAAAAGATCTTCCTTTGATTTGGTTTGGTAGATTTTTAGCAGCATTAAACGCAGACAATACATTATCAGCATCAAAGGTGAATGATGTTTCAAGTCTTTCTTCAGTAAAGTATCTATATGCCATTGTGACGTTTTGTTTTTGTACGTCGGTCGTGCTCCAGTTTCCAGATAATGATGCAATCTGTTCTGGATAACAATCAACAAGACGAATAGCGTATGTTCTTTGCCCATTTGGATTCAGTTGATAAATTGTAAATCCTTGTTTGAGTACATACTGATCGTAGTAACCGATATCAAAGTTGGAACCGCCTGTTCTATGATTACCTGTAACACGATCTTGCCATTGCATGAAGAACTCACGCTCTCTTAAATCTGGGCTGAGAATAACAGAGAAATCGATATTAACATAGTTTGCAAGACTACCAATATTATATGGTGCACCGTAATCTTTGTAATCGATACGCGCAAGAGACCGCTGTGGGAAAGTCACAGAATCAATTCTAAACGACATTGATCTTGCACCACCAGTTCCTGTACCAAAGATACCACCAAGAAAATCACCAACAGCATCGGTAACAGTACCAACTGGATTCGAGAGAATCGAACCAAGAGATAATTGACTTGGTTCAAGAACATTACCAGATACTGGTGCTCCTGTAATCTCAACTTCGAAATCGCTTGTCTTAGCGATTCCGTTTTTGGTCATCTCTGCTTGGAATTGATTGACGTTAAATGCCATTAGATTAGTGCCCTGCTGTCTTTCCAGACTCTTTGTTTATTTGATTTAGCAAATCTTTCTGTTGGTAAGAATAATGCCATGTCCCATTCAACTGAATCAACAAGAATAAATCTGGATCGTACATGGTTGTTTAAATACTTTTTCAATGTTGGTTTAAACCATTTGTATTTTGCTGATGCTTTTAATATATCATAACTCAATTTTATTTTTGTATTCTCATCATATCTTGTATCACTCGCTATGCTATACAATGCATCCATTAGTTTTGCGCGTAACACTGGTGGTAAATAATGTAAGTTTAAACCAATAAAACCACCCTCTACATCTTTGACTTTAAAGATAAGAGGAAATCTATCATAGTATGGTAGAGTTTGTTTATGTTTTGGATCATAAAAAAACATATACATTCTACCAATACCATTTTGTCCAGGTATCATTCTACTTAGTGCGGCAGATCCACCTTCTCTTTGTGCAGCAGTAGCAACTATCCTGTTTGGCGTAATTTTAGTACCAGCTGCTTTATCTCTAAACCAACTACGAGAGGCATCAGTACGCGCTGGTATTTGCCCTGCTCTCACGCCTTGTGTTAGAATTTTATCAAAGATATATGCTACCAAGTCAAACTCCTTTTCATTATTTATATTAAATATTCAATTCTTTTTCTGTAAGTATAATGAACTTGTAGCCTCTATCTTTACACCATTCCAAAGCATAATCCCATTTGTACCGATTGATTGCATATGTCTTGACTTCTGTGATATATTTTTTTGTTTTTCGAGTTTGTATTTTTGGTTCCTTGACTTGATTCATTGGTTTAATTTCAACCACCCAAGTTTCCAAAACACCTTCAGCGGTTTTTATCTTGACAAGAAAATCTGGAAAATATCGATGGTACTTGCCATCAATTGGGTTTTTGTATGGAATAAAAAATTCCTCTGACTGCCACTGTATGACAGCCTCATTTAGATCACACCAGTTCGCAAACTTCCGTTCCCAACCACTTCTGTAAATAATATTGGTTGGGTCTCCTTTGTACTTGTTTGGGTTTCTGGGTTTAAATCTTCCTTGATCGTATTTCATTATAAATAATCAAAACCTGTTGTATAAGGATATTTATTCGATGGCAGAAGAAAATTTTGACGATTGGGGATTTGACGATATAACTCCAAAAGATGAATTAGAAGCAGCTTTAGCAGCAGGTGAAAAAAGTTTAATATATCCAAAAAATTTAGTTGAAATTGATCATTGGATGTGTTTCAGAGTAAACGCTCCTGTTTTACGTAAACAGGATGACTTTCCAATTAGTCAAGATAAGTTAAGAATATTTTTACCAATGCCTTTAAACTTACAAACACAATATGGTCAAACATATAATGCTGAAGGTTTGGGTGTGGCAGGTATGGCTGGCGCTTCCCTTGGAGCTGCTGGTCTTAGTGGCGGAGTTAAAGGCATTATTGATACAATGGCAAATGTTGCAAGAAAAGATGTTGTTGACGCAGGTGTTTATTATGCTCTTCAAGGAGCAGAAGAAGGTGTAGCTGGCGCAGTTGGCGCCGCAGTTGGTGGTATTGGCCCTGGTATTATTGGCGCAGCTGCAGGTAAAGCACTGAAAGGTGCTATTGCTGGTGCCGGTGTTGCACGAAATCCTTATATGGCAATGTTGTACGATTCACCACAATTTAGAACTCATCAGTTTTCTTGGAAACTTGTAGCAAGAAATCCTAAAGAAACATATATTATTAAAAAAATCATTTATGCATTTAAATATCATTCTGCGCCCAATAAAGACGCCAAATTAAAACATTTTTTTGATTATCCAGAGCAGTTTGATATTGATTTTCACTATGATAAGTTTTTATATAATATTGGTCCATCTGTGTGTACATCGTTTGAAGTTAACTATCATTCTGAAGGGCAACCGTTGTATACCGTAGTTGATGGTACAGAAAAGGCTCCACTTTCAGTAACAATTACTGGCAGTTTCCAAGAAGTCTCGATTATTACCAAGAAAGAAATTAAGGATTATAACAGATAATGTCACATTTCTTTAAATACTTTCCAACGATCTCTTATGATCTATTAAAAGATGGTAACACGAGGGTTATTCAGAATCCTTTAGTTCGTTTTAAAATACTAAATGCTCTAAAAAATAAAACTGCATTATACTACACATATGATATAAAAGAAGGTCAAAGTGCTCAGTTTATTGCCCACAAATATTATGGTGATGAAACACTTGATTGGGTTTTATTTCTTACTAACGATATTATAGATCCTCTTTATGATTGGCCATTAGACTATCAAGATTTTATAAACTATTTAAAAAACAAATATGGTTCAATCGAAACTGCATTAAACACAGTTCATAGTTATGAATGGATATATCAATCACAACAAACATTGTATGACGGTACTATTGTGTCAGAAAAAGTATTAAATGTTGATGCTGAAACATATGCTGGGTTATCAGTAAATGAAAAAAGAGAAGTATCTAAGTATGATTATGAACAAAGATTGAATGATAAAAAAAGAAATATAAAAATATTAAAATCAAACTACCTTGGTAATTTGTTGACAGAAGTAGAAAGAGTCTTTAGATAATGCCAGCCACCAATCTTGGTTATAAAGTCAATGATGTTGAAATTGAAAGTATTACTCTTATTAATGCTGATGGAAACTATATTGATCTTAGAGCCATCGTTATAGAATTTAATATCTATCATAATTTGTTCATTAAGGGAACAAAGTGTGAGCTTATTGTTTCTGATACAAACTCATTAATCAATTTTATTCCTATTGTTGGTGATGAAACCATCCATATAGCGTTTAAAACACCATCATTTGAAAAAATGAGAGAGTATGTATTCCGAGTATATAAAATTTCTGATCTTGATAGATCAACACAAAGAGGCGAGACTTATGTTATTCATGCAATCAGTCAAGAAGTATTTGATAATTTAAGAAAATCTGTTAACAAATCATTTGTCGATCTTACAGGTGACAAGATTGTAAATGCAATTTATGAGGGCTATCTTAAACCATCTGTTGATGATCATTCTAGAATTAAAAAGAAAAATATCATCAATACACAAGCATCTTCAAATCGTCAGTCAATTGTTTTTCCAGGCATCAAACCATTTGAAGCAATTGATTATGTTGGTCAAGAAAGTATACCAGATATATCAACTCAACAGACAATCACTCCAAACTATATCTTTTTCGAGAGACAAGATGGCTGGTATTTTAAAACAATTGATAGTATGTTATACGCAAAACCTTTTGATGATTTCTATCTCGCTGATGCAGCAACAGAAAAGAAAAATGAAGGTGATGATGTAATTCATGAATATCAAAATATAAGTTCACTTGAAATATTAGATAGACTTGATGTTATGAAAAAAACTCATCAAGGTTTGTATTCTCACACAGTTGAAACAATTGATCCTATCACAAAAAGATTTAAACAAGATAAATTTTTATATAAGGATGAGATGAAAAATATTGCTCATTTAGAAGATCACGATTTTGATGGAGATAATTTAGTATTAAGAAAAAACTTTGGTAGCGATTACTATGTGTCAAAAAAATCATCATTGAATAAAGATAGTGATAATTCTATAACATATTATACAATTTCAAATATCGGAGAAAATTATAATAAACAAGATTATTTAAATAAAGCGATTGATACTGATACTCAAATAAGAAATCCTAGAGTTCTACACAATACATTAAAATATGACGTAGCTTCTAGAATACAATTATCGAATATTAGATTGAGTGTTGTAATACCAGGTAATAGTGATATACAAATTGGCGATGTTGTAAATCTACATATTCCAGAGGCTTCGCAAAACGAAGAATATATGAAGAAGATTTCAAGAATGTATGATAAAAGATTCTTTGTTACAGCAGTAAGGCACACACATCAGAAAGTTGATAATATCTACTTTACAGTTCTTGAGTGTGTGAAAGATACGTATGCGACACAAACTAAAGAAATTGATTATAAACCGACAACGGATGATGAAGAATGAAAAACTTAGGTGAAGAATTTGTATGGTGGTATGGAGTTGTAGAGGATCGTGCTGACCCTCTAGAACTTGGTCGTGTGCGAGTACGTTGTTATGGTTGGCACACAGATAATTTATCTGAACTACCTACGGCAGATTTGCCATGGGCCCAACCAATACAAGATATCACATCCGCTGCTCTTGGAGGTATAGGTAAAAGCGCAACAGGCATTTTAGAAGGTACTTGGGTAATCGGTTTTTTTGCTGATGGTGCAGAAGCACAAAGACCAGTGATCATGGGCACATTGGCTGGCATTCCAACTGAGGGGACAGACACTCCAAAGGGGTTTTTTGATCCAGCAGCTGTTTATCCAAAAGTTCTTAATGCGCCCGATACACCATTACTTGCTCGGGATGATGCAGAAGAAGACAACACGCTTGTAAATAAAAGAGCAGCCAAATCGAGTCTTGGTAAGGTTCCAACAGCAACCGCACCCGATACTGATTCGCTTGGCGAACGATACACTGCAGATTATGCTCTAGATGAAAATGATGTAGAAGATACAAGACCAACCTGGGAAGAACCGAATCCCAGATATGGCGGTGAAACTGTAAATGAATATCCAGATAATATCACAACTAGCTCATCGTATCCATATAACCACGTTCACAAGTCAGAATCTGGTCATGTATTTGAAATAGATGATACTGCTGGCGTTGAAAGAATCCATCAATATCATAGAACAGGAACCTTCGAAGAAATTCAGCCCGATGGTACTCGTGTCACAAAGGTAGTTGGTAAGGATTATCGTGTTACAGTCAGTGACGAAAAGGTTTATATTCAAGGCAATCAAACCGTAACGATCGTTGGTGACTGTAAGCTGTATGTACAAGGCGATCATTACACTGAAGTTGATGGCAACCAATACGTTACGGTTCGTGGCGACCGAGTGGTAAAGATACAAGGTAATGATAAGAAAGAGGTGATGTCCGACGAGTTTACGCAGATCAATGGCAACAAAACTATGCGT